TGTTTAAAAACTGTGAGAACAGTCAAAGAATGGGATAAGGGGAAAGCCATTCCCCCTGAGTGTAAGCGACTCATGAGAATGAGTAAGGGAAGAGAGCTTAGTTCTTCTGAGCAATGGGAGAACTTTAAAATGCATTACGACAGGCTTGAACTACCCACAGGCCAGCTAGTTACTGCGCAGCAAGTTTTAACGGGAATAGCTTTATTGGAGATAGGCGCCTTAACCGACTTAGAAGCTGCGGGTCAAATATTAAAATATGCAAGGATACTGAAGAAAATGATGTGAAAAGACTCCTAATTGAGATGTTTTGGGAAGTCTTACCGATTAAAGTCTAGTTTTGGGGACTTCTGTTCTTCCGGGGCTTCTACTTAAAGTTCGGGGCCCCATATTGGAGCCCGTATAATATTAATTCAGTGAAAACAAGTTAATCTTATTAAGATGAAATGATAAAATGTGTTCCCGCTCAATATTATATTGGTAAAAAGCACTATAGAGCCTTTGATATCTATCCATATTCTCTAAGTTGGACATCTCTTCTTCAGTCATTAGCAAGTATTCAAACCATGTGTTAATGAAATCAAATCTTCTGTATGAGTGGTTTTTTGGATCGCATAGCTCTAGTTTCGACTCGGATTTAAACTCTTTTATACTGACCTCACCAAGGTCTAGTCGTCTTAGTAAATCTGGGTTGATAACCTTTGTTACTATTAGTATTGATAAAACAGGAATTATTCGTAGTTGGTTTTGTTGGCATGAAGCATAAAAGATAGCCAAGTTAGTATAAACTCGTTCCAACTGGCGTAAGGATAGATTGTAGAACTTCGATAGTGCAACTATATAATCTTGTAAATTTTGCTTATCATTCCAAGTCTCCAGTTCGTGGAGATAGTACAATCTGTCGCAGTAGTTATCGATTTCTCGTGAGTATATGTTTTGAGATATACGAGGTAGAGTAGTTTCCAGATTAATAAATTTTTGCAGATATGTATGAGCGTCTATATCGGGCCCGTAAACACTTTTTACCGCGACTTCAAGCTGCTGTCTATGCATCACTAAAAGAAATACAACATTTTTTACTGAAAATAAATGCTTTACTTTTTCAATTAGTTCAACCGCATAAGTTGGTCGACAGCGGTCAAGCTCGTCAATAATTACAACGAGAGGTTTCCCGTCATTTCCAGATATTTCTTTCGGAATATCGGATAAACGTGTTTTAAAAGACTCGAACAACTCTATATCTTCGTTATATGAAGATAACTTCTCTTCTACAATACTTGCTAAAGCATCTGAACCAGTATTTGCTATATCATCCTTAATTGCCTGTAACTCTGAAATGTCTATCTCATTTATCGCGCCTAATGTTAAAGCTTTAACTCCCATCTTTGTACCGAGTGAGATTAGCTTAACTCCTACGTTTTTTGCTGTATCTTTATATGACTGAATTTTTTTACTATTTGCATCCTTGGCATTGGCTTCGACATAACTCGTTATAGCAGAAGCAACAGATAGAAAAGGGTCGTCTACATAATCATTTGCGAAAGAATCTATGTATATATTAGGCACATCATTTTGATTAAGTAGGCCTTGCCACATTCTAACGAAAGTAGACTTACCTTCGCCCCATTTCCCATCCAAAGAGATAACTAACTCATCGTCTGAGCGCAATACGATATTCTTAAGGGACTCACCAAATGATTGGCGGTCGAGCATATCCCTTTCAAACCCCTCGTCAGCTGAAATTTTGAGAGTAGGGACTACTAATTTCATAAAAAAACCTTCATAAATGTATGGACGTTTGGTTATGCTATCATTTGCATCTTTAGTTTTAAAAGGGTTTAACGAAAGTGTTTGAATTAATTATAACTGTATCCATTATTTGTATAGTTGGTTTGTTTGTAAGAAAGCCCAAAAAGGTGAAAGAAAACATATTAGAACAGTGCATACTCGAGGACACAAAAAAACAAGGTGAAAGTAAACCAAAATCTATTCCACATAAAAAAAGCGTCTACTTAACCTCTCAAACAGAGCGTAATTTTTACCAAATACTACAAGACATTTTAACCAAAGATTATGTAGTACATTGTCAAGTATCGATGATGGCATTGGTTCAACCAGTTAACTATAAAGACAACTCTAAGACATGGGCGAAGCGTATGGATTTCGTCATAACTGATAGGGATACAAAGATACTAGCGGTCATAGAGTTGGATGATTCATCTCACAGACAGAAAAAACGTCAAGACCGCGATTTATATGTGAACACTGCCTTTGATGGCCACCACAAGTTACTTCGATTTGAAGCTCAAGGTCACTATAATCCCTTAGAAATTGCATCTGTTATAGAGAGAGAAACAGATATCAAATGCAACATATCTACACCAGTTCCACAATATGGGTAGGCCTTAAGCCGAGCTTTTATAGTTCGGCTTTTTTGTACCAGCGCACAATGTTAGTAATGAGTGGGAATTTACCCCCGTAATACAGATTCGGGGGTTTGCTGCGCTTTTAGGTCCCTCCCGCAAAGCGGGCCCCTCCCAAAATGCTCGCAATACCGCGCACGTAATAAAAAAGGGCTCGTATAGAGCCCCATGATTAAGTTCGGTGTGGAAGTGCCAAGGTTTGGTGTCCTACATGTTCCGCTTCCTCGGTCTACGCAGACTGCGCTAGCTTCGACGCTGTGGCGAGCGGTCTAGATATGGACAGGCATGTTTTGCTGCAATATGTCTGACGGCTTTTCTCTTTGGCCGCAAGTGAAGATCCTTTCTGTTTCTTCCCAAGTCACTCGATACACGCAATCGCTCAACACTTCGAACTGATACCCAATCTTTACCAAGTCCAGATGATCGAAACTGAATAGCTTGTCACGACCATCGTACACATCGATGTATATCTTGTAGAACGTCAGGTCACGGTCGAGTTCGGCAGCATACTTCAGCCGTTTTGCGTAGGCGATTTGCTTTGCGTATCCGGTGATGTAGAAGTCGTAATCTTCCAAAGGCCCGAACCCTGATGCTTTCTTTTTCTTCTTCGTTTTGGTTTCTGCCGTATCTACCGTTGGCGTTCCATCAGGCAACTGCGTTTGTACTGGTTGTGGTGGTTTCACAGGGTCGGGCGGTTGCTCTGACTCTGGCCACCAAGCCCAGATATTGAAAACCAATCCAAGCGATAACAGCACCACCGTTCCGACGACAGGCCAACGCTTCCAGAACGGGCGAATGTCTTTTGCTTCGGCTTCCTGCACTTGCTTGTTGGATTGCGAATGACTCTTATAGAACGGGAAGTATTCCGACTTATAAAATCGGGTAGAGGTGTTCACCACTTCACCGGCACAACCATCTTGCACTTTCTTGGTGTAAGAACTGGTTGAGCCCATGGCCGTGTTCTTTGTGCATCGGTAGGTCACTTCAATCATGTCCTTAATGTCTCGATGCACTTTTCGGATGTTCTGCGTGAGCAAGATGATATCGACACCGTAGTGACGGTGTATTGAGTACCATTCTAGAATCGGCGCGGCCAAGCCTCGACTTGGCAAGCTCATGTGCGCCTCATCGACCACATAAAGTGGCCCTTGTCCTTTTTCATTACGCCATTCGTCGGAGTAGTCTTCAATCTGGCTGAACGGGCGCGAGGTTGAACCGAAATCCGTTAAACGTCCATCCACGATTTTGATGAGTTCTCGAACATCTTCGCCAAACACCTTAACGAACCAATCAATGTTTAAGGTGATATTGGTGATGACTTTGCGGCCATCTTTAATGGCCGGAATGATGTGATAGGCGACAGCCTCATACGTTTTACCGCCACCTGGTCTCCCTGCTATGGCGTATATCATGAGCCTAACCTCGTAAACGGAATCAATTGCAGCATCAAACGCATCGTAATGGCGGCCAGAATGATGGACAGACATTGAGGCACACCGACCGCAGCCATAACCCAAGCCACCGTAGGCGGAATACTGGTCATGTACTGGCTCATATCGACCGGAGCGAATAGGGAGAACACACCAGAGAGCAATAGATTCACCATTGCCATGATTTGCTCAACCGCCCAAAAGAACAGGTCTTTGAGCATGTTGACCAGCGAGATTAAAAGCTGATAGAGGAACACCAACAGCTTGTTAAATAAATCGACTAACCATTCCATATTAACCTCCAAAGATGATACGACGCGCCGCAAACACTGACGTCATGATGAGCACCGCACGAATAAAACCGAACACCCAATCAAAGCTGATTTGCTCTTCAAAACTGAAGTCACCGAAGAACGGCACAGGGAGCACGAAAGAAGGGCGCTTGGCACTGGATAAGTCGAGGTCACCAAACGAGCTGACAAAGTTGTCGATGGTGTTGTGTTTGAGATTGTCTAACTGACCGGACACCAAACCACCTAAGCCATCGGGATAGGCCGACTCATAAAAACCTGTACAGGTTTGAGATTCGATGCACGTCCCACCCGTACCTGCGCCAGACGTATCTGTGTTTGCGATGCCGTCTAAGATGTCGGAAATGCCGGAAACATCCTCCGCGATACCATCCATTGCCCCTGCAATTTTCTCTACATCATCACCCACACCATTAATGGCATTGGTGTTCTTGTTTACGGCCGTGGTGATGTCAGCATTCGCTTGTTGGATAAGGGCCTTAGTGTTTTCGTAAATCTTGTTGTCGTTGATTTGCTGCTTTTGAATGGCTTGCGTATTGGTGACTATCGACGCATTCAATGCAATGATTTGGTTTTGAACATCAGCACTGGCTTGGTTGATGTCGATGTTCATATCATTTAGCGCCTTGTTGACATCCGAGTTCAAGCCTTTAATCGCATTCAATACTGCCATGTCTGTTGAATCATCAGTATCAGGGTCTTCAACATCCGGCTTTTTCTCAGTATCCGGTGGATTCACCGTATTGGTTGAGCCATCAGGTAATACGCTAGGGTCTTCGATGTCGCCTGTTGGGTCGTCAGGGTCATGAATTGGGTCATCAGGAATGATAGGAGTATCAGGGCCATCTTTACCCCAGAAGAGTGTGCCACCTTCACACTGATTGCCCGTGAACTGGAAGTTACCGTGACATAATGTGTTTTGAGTCCATTGACCAGACTCGACATCCGTACAAAGCGTAGTATCACTGGGAACGCGGCCTAATTCGCAACGGGTTGCCCCAAAGTCGCCATAGCATGCCCCAGTGACTTGTTCACCATAGACGTACGCAACCCATTGAAGCAGCTTGGTTTCATCAATGGATTTTTTGAACTGGCAAGCGTCCATACAGGTGCCGTCAGGGTTTTTGCCATATTCACAAACTGATTTGCAACGTAAGGTTGAAGGGTCAAATTCGCTATTTTCTGGACAACGAACCTCAGAATAAGAAAGACCGAGCCCATTATCACAAACTGTTTGATAGGGATCGCGAGCATTAGCATATGATGTCTTCTCAAATGTGCATGAGTCGAAATACCCAGTATCCAAAAAACAAGTATTCACCTTGTAAGGGTCAACCCAATCACCTTGAGAGCCACAACCCCTCATTTGCATATGACTAATACGTGCTTCTAAAGCATACGTATGATGACTAGCGCATAGAATAACAAGGGCAATAAAAAAACGGAGATAGTGATTCATTGTATTAAACCAATAAAAAAGGGAGCCGAAGCCCCCTTATCCTCTAAAGTTTTGGCTGGCCACGTATCCGGCAATGCCACCCAAAAGCACAAAGACGATGAGTTGGACATCGTGGAGAACGGCCAACATAAACTTAAGCCTTGTTCACAGCACGCTTAGCAAGAGTGATGGATTTGTAAGCCATAGTAATGCCGACAATCACCAGACCTGCCGCGCCGATTTTGGTTGCCACACCAGATAAGTCGATAGCGGAGAACGGGTCAGCTGCACCACCTTCCGCCGCCATAGCAGGGACAGAAAGCACCGCAACAGTGACGGTTGCCGCCGCTTGTTTACCGAACTTTTTAAGCGCGTTTAGACGTTTCATAACAGATTCCTCAAAGTAGTTTTATTAAACGTATTGCCATCTTGATGGCGTAAGTTGAGAGATAGCCGCCAACGAACACCAAGGTAAAACCCAAGCCGAACGCTTGAGATATCTCTCCTGGAGTCAGCTGTGTGTAGCTCATTAACGTGTCATATTCTTGAGCTGTCACCATGACATAACCACTGCATGAAGCCGCTTCAATGTCAGAAACGACAGCGAGAAAACCGTCCGCGTTAGGTAGAGCACACACAGGCATAACGAAATTCCTTATTTAGCCTTTAGCGAGGCTTCAAAATGTTTCTTGATGTCGTCATCCACAGGGATGAGTTCCGTAACGATGGCACCCGCCAATGGGTCTTCTGGGTTAATCTCCAAACGCAACTGGTATTCACGACGAGGAACGAGAGCACCAGTACGTTCAAGTAATAGGGCGTATTGATGATCAATCATCAAAGGTTGATCCCATTGGGGATTCACATCACCGGATTCACCGATAGTGCGGCGTTTGAATTTCTCCGAGTTGATTTCACGTAGAGGACGCGACACGTTCAGTTGAGCACTGTCACCACGTGCTGAGTTCCAAGTGATATCCATGCCAAGTACAAAAACGGATTTAGCCATTTGTTAAGTCTCCAATATGTGAGTCACCAACTTGCCGTAGGTATCGGGGAAGGTGAATTTCGTTCCATCACGGACAAGGGAACCGACCACGGTTTCAATGTCGCCCTCATGGAACTCGATAAGTGAATTAAGGATTTTCCCGTACTGGCGACGCATCCAGTGCGCAGAGGCCAACAGGTCTAACGCCGCACGTTTAGTCGGGACAGGTTTGGTATTGAATTTCTTAGCAGTAGAAATTGACGCAGCGAAATCATTGAGCGCGGCATACGCGCCAGCAGGATTCAGCAACACATCAACATTCCATTTTTTAAGCTCGACCTCAGAGCGATACCAGACAAGACCCGTGTTCGCGAGTTTCTGCTCAAGAGCCTTGTTGTAGATACGCCAGTAAATGCGCGAGGTACGCGAACCAATCGAGTATTGCTCTTTGGTGTAAATCGGTTTGCCGTCTTTGCCGATACTGGCAATGGTCATATCTTCATGAAGCACAGGGCCACGACCACGTTCTGCGGTGCGGAAACAGTCATCCCGCCACGCCTTGTAAGCGTATTCGCAATCAAAAATCCCGTCGTAATCGTCATAGGCCAAGTCAACACGCGCCAAAGTTTGCACACCAAGTACATTGGTCAGCCAGTCATGTAGCGACCACGTAGGACGACGGGCAAATACATGCTTGCATCCCGTTCCGTTGATTTGGAAATGCACCGTGTCATTGTTACCGCCGATACCAACGAAGCCGCAGAAGTCCTCACCATCTGGCGAAGTCAGTTTCATGGATTCGGTGTAGAACTGGAAACCCAAACCGCGAGGCGCTGACAGCGACAAACCAAGCACTTGATTGGTGAAGATACGTAAGCAGTCTTCCAAGTAATTGCGATAGCAGATATCAAACGCTTTGTTGTACGCATCAATCTCGTCGGAAGTCTGAGCGACCGTCGGATTAAACACAGGTGGAGCAGGGAACTTAGGCGCACGGCAGTGACGCTGTAACAGTCCGGATTTGGCAAAGCCTTTGTATTCCTCATGCTTGTGCAATCGACGAACGGCATCATGACAATGACGTAAGTCTTTCACGGCAAACGTAAAACACAGGTAATCAATATGAACGCTTTGCTCATCGAAACTTTTAAGGATGTTAGTTGCGGTAGTCATCGAACACCCCCATATTGATACGTTGTTCAACGGTCGTGTTGGTGATGGACACCAACTCATAAGAAGCGAACTGAGAGGAAGCCCAAGACTCAAGATGAGACATGGATTTAAGCAAATCCCATTCGTCGCAACCTTTGACCAACACAGAAACCGTGTAGTCAGGCAGTAAGTCGTAATAGATGATTTGAGCTTCGTTCATGAGCACTGAGCCTCCAATGTTGGAGTACCAAAGCTGAGTGGCGAACGAAACCAAGCTAAAATCGGCAGGGCGCTGATATTCAGTTCAAACGGTATGGTGTCGTTCTTAGCCTGTTTAGCTTGCAAACAAGTAAGGATTTCAGTGACAGCGTCACCAGTAAATAAAACACCGTTAGACAAAGACTTACCAACGCGGTGTACGCCAAGTTTCTTGAGATAACGACGAATCCATTTGGTTGGAGTTGGCATTGAACGAGAAACCGAGCGAACCATCAGAACGCCTTGATTGAGTTCAAAGCGCAGAGAGCCAATGAACTGAGCTCGTGATTGGTTAGCGGATTTCTTTACGGACTGATTAACGCGTTTAACTGATTCTTGCTGTTGTTCGTGTTGAAGACGACATTGTTCAAGACGAGCATGAAAGGCTTTTTGCTCAGCAGCGCGTTTGAGTTCGTTAAAGTAGTGATGACATTGAATGGCGAACTCAGTGAGTTGGCCGTCATCATCATACATAGATTGATTCAGGTGCTTACGGAAGAACACGCCAGTAAGTCGAGGACTAAGCGCATATTCATTTTCGATAAGGGATTTGATTTGTTCCGTAAGCATAACCACACCAAGCTAATTTAAGTGAGTAACCAAATTTGGTTATTAGCGTAATCACCAAAATTGGTTAGCGCAAGACACCAAAAATGGTGATTGATAAGCTAAACTGACGGAAACGGAGGAAGCGGTATGTATCAGAACAAACTATTAGATGCCTACAAAAAGGCTCAAAGTTACGTACAAGACAAACAAATTGCAGCGGATATGAATGTGCCGCCGCAAAGAATCAGTGATTTCCGCAAAGGAAAGCGTTATATGACTGATACACAAGCAATTTTTCTTGCTGAGCAATCAGGTTTAGACCCTGAGATTGCATTGTTGGGTTGTCACGCTGATCGCAATGATAATCCGCAGATAAAAGCAGTATGGGAAGGAATTGCAAAAAAGTTTAATGG